ATACAAGCATCGCTGCAAGTGATGGATGGATAGATGCCGGCAGTCTCTCACTTACTGGAATCCATCCGCTTTCCTGCTCCAAAATCCTGTTTATTTCTTCCTCCGAAACCACTTTTGTTAGTGGAGAATATCCACAGGCTTCTGTTAATGATTCAGTTATCCGGTTTTTAATTCCACTCATTTCCATTCTGATCCTCACTTTCTGCAAGTTTGGCATATTTCCAATCGGTCATATGTGCAGGGCTACCAGCACTCCATGATGTTGCTCCCGCTTCCCATGCATACACCATGTTATTTTTGTATTTTGCAAAATATCTCCGTTTCCATTCACTAGATTCACTATCTCTCACAAGAATCGGTGTATCAACTGGAACTCTACTCCAATCAACCTGTGGTTCTTTGTACTCCTGTTCCATCCACTTTCTGCGTGAATCGCCGCAACTAGCCATACCATCGTTTTCAAACGCGCACTCGTTGCATCTTACACCACGACATTCCCGAAGCTTTCCATCTTTCGTAATAGCAAGCTTATTGTCTGTACATGCAAACTCCAATAATTCATTCATGTATTTCTCTTTATTTAGCATCCTTTTTCTCCTTCCCGTACCGCAACTGATACGGCACTTCTCTGAATCTTTTCAACTCATCCTGGTCCGGGTGCTTTGTCGGCATTGACAAGTTATTATTCATTTTTCCGATAATTGCGCGGCGTTTCTTACCTTCTTTCCACATTTATATCTCCCCCTGTCTCTTTCCGATTCTGTTCACAAGCTGTTCTGACCTCGTATAAGCCTTATCCAACAGTTCTAAATATTCATCAAAGGAAATCTGTGCTTTTTCAGATAACTCCCTCGGATAACGCTCTAACAAAGCCTTAATGCACTGTTTCATGTCTCCAAAATATCAGATTGTTCGAACGCTTTCTTTTTCATTGCCGTCCTTATCCTGTCCGGCATATCTCTGTCTCAGGGTGTGATTCAGAGAATCAATCTCCACAAAATATCCATCCTGCAGTTCCACAACTAACTTGTCCATCAACCATTCCTCCTATATTTCATACGTCTTTCCGATAAAACGCTTGTCAATGTACTTACATTCCCATTCCAATACGCTTGCGATCCCCGTCATAGTTTCATATCCGGTAGCAAGGCAGTTAATCAAATATCTGATTCTCTCATAAACCTGTCTGATCTGATTTCCCAAAAATTTAAACTGCGTTTTAAGGCAGACACACAACATAGCAAAATAATTAAATACCTGTGCCAGTAAAAACTTATTTGCCTGTATCATGCAGTTCGGTGCAATCTTTCTCTCTACCAGATAAAAGCTCTCACGATACGGAATCTTATTAGTTTCCTCTCTCACGTCAATCTTGCATTTATCTTTCAGATAAAAACAAAGTTCCTCGCCTGTCGTTCCATCCTTTGCATTCTCCACATATGCATCAATGGTCTGCTCAACCTTTATGATTCTTTTGTGTCCGAATCCGAACTTATCATGCAGTGCCTGATATGCCATCATACGGACGTTATAATAGGATTCCTCTATCAGATAATCCGCATTGCTTTGTGCCTTGGCGTGTCTCTGTATTCCGATCAGTTCACTCTTGGAATATCCAAGTGGCTGCATCCGCTTTTTCTTTCTTGCCAGTGCATTACTCATTTGCTCTTCCATCTCCTCTCTACATCCTCAAAATGGCTAAATACAAGACTTTGAACATATTTTGATATATTTGTCCGTGCATATTTTTTAATTAGCATTTCCCCTGCTTCCATCATTCCTTGGAACCACTCATCTTCGTTATCAGCTTCATAAAACTGCTGCCGGAATTTATAATAGTCATTAAAAAACTGCCATTCTTCGGAACCTTTTTCAAATTTCTTACTTGCCATAATCATTCACCTTTTAATCAAATGGTGTGCTGCCACATACTTCTCGGAAACCGTCTTTCTGTCGCATCCGTGCTTGAATCTGTTCAATGGTTTCGGTTCGCTCAATGAATCTCATGTGATCGCCGTCAAATTGGAGAACTTCTTTTAAATGTGTTCCCTGCCTTTGCTTTTCAATTTTCCATCCCTTATATTGACCATCTTCATCAAGATTCCATAACAAGATAATGTTTGATGCATCCTGCTCAACGTCTCCGGATTCTCTCAATTCTGCCATAGTTGGCTCTTTTGTTTCTCTCATCTCTGATATTCGATTAAGCTGAGACAGCACGATAATTGGCACATGCAGTTCCATAGCCAAGGCTTTGATAGCTTTTGAAATATCTCCGACCTCGGATGCACGGTTACCGAATCTTCGATCAGCCTTGATTAACTGCAAGTAGTCAATCACGATCACATCATATCTTTGGTGCCTGCATTCTGCCCGGATTTCACTTACGGATTTTGCTCCGGTAGAAATCGTGATATTGTACCCAGAAAGTTTGTCATTCGCTTTCTCAAAAGCTTCTTGCTCTCCACCAAGGAATGTTTTTGCCCGGCGAACCCTTGTCAGACCGATTTCAGACATTCGAGAAACGAAACGTTCATACACCTGTGATTCGTTCATTTCAAGGTTATAGTAGCCAATGTTATAACACTTTTCTGCCATCTGCCCGATCATTTGCGTAACGATTGCAGATTTTCCAACTCCCGGTCTTGCGCCAATTACAGTAACGTCTCCGCCTTCCAAGCCGCCAAGGCAATCATCCGTTCGATAAAATCCAGTTTTTATCAATCCCTCGCCTACATGCTCATTGAAATAATTCCCTTTATTTTCTGCAACAATCTGCTTCATAGTTTTTGAGTGAACGGTTTTGTTTTCTTGGATTTCTTCGAGTTTCGTGAGAACTTCAGCTATAGAATTGTCAATATCACACGGTCTAAGACTCACTCTCTGGAAAAGGCTTTTTGTTTCCCTTGCCCGCCAATCCTTAATGACTGCATCCGCATAACTTTTTATTGCCGTTGAGACTGGGGTAACAGATATGCATTCTTTCAATTCGCTTGCAATTATTTCCGGCTCCCATTTGTGGTTTTCAAGTGACTGAGACAGTGAAACGACATTAATGTTTTCTCCACGATCATACATGGCAAGCATTTCAGCAAAAGCATCTTGGCAAAATTCAGAGCTGAACATTTCCGGCTTCAATTTGTTATAAACCTTGTACATGGAATCATTGTCAATCAATACACATCCGATCACTCCAATTTCTGCTTCCGTCAACTGCTCTCACCTCGCTTTCGTTTCTCAACTTGACGAATCCAGTAATCGCAATCCTCTTTCAGCCAGTCTCCGTATTTTGGTATGTAGCGATAATTCGTATCATCCGGATTCTTCTCTATATAGTCAGTAACATATGCCACTGTAGCCTCATATATCAGCTTTGCAACGGCTTTCCTGTTCGGCTCGATAACTTCTAAAAGCTTGTCCATCCATGCTACCTTGGCAGACGTTAACGACGTTTTCTTTGGATATGCATTGATCGTGTATTCCCATCCCCATTCCGCGTCAAAGTCCAAATCAGATGCAGGCACGCTTTCTTTTGTATTTTCTTTCTCTTTCTCTATATCTGTATCTATATCTTTCTCTATATCTATCTCTACATTGCAATTTTGTTGCAAAATGTTGCACTCCGTTGCTCCACTGTTGCATTGAAACGCTTTTTGTGCATTTTCCCTAGATTTACGACTTCTTCTTGTACTTGCAGTCTCACTTCCTAGGTTATCTTGCACAAATGGCAACTTGTACTCAATGGAATCTGATGTTTCAAGCAATCCGCAGGAAAGAAGATACTGAATCGTTACTTGAACATTGATTTCGTCCTCGTCAATATCAAGGGCGATCTCTTTGTAAAATTCATCTTCCAAGCCGGAATACTCTAAGTAGCCGCCCTTTTTCAACGACAACAACTGCATCTTAAGGTATATGATCGTGTATGTATCACCGCCAGCCATCTTACGGAGTTTTTTGATTCGTTTACTGTCAAAGAAATCATCCATCAGTTTAAGCCAGTAATACCGCTTATTCTCCGCCATTTTCACTACCTCCAAGCAATTCAATAACCTTTGCCCCAGCATCTTCCGGGCGACAAAATACGAACTCAACGCCATACTTAAGTTGCATTGTCAACATAGCTTTTGCCAATACCTTGCCAGATGTCGGCTTTGTTTTCGGTAGCGGTACATTCAGCAATTTTCCAAGTGTGTGCATATATGCAATATTGTTATACCGGTCTACTCGTGGATTATGCCATGTAAATACATCATTGACGGAATACACCTTGTCTGTATTTTCAATAAGCACATATAGCTTAATTCCGTTGTTCTGCGCCAAAATACACTCGTCACGGAATCTCGGATGTGCTTTTCCACAGATATTCCCTACAATTTCCTGCATGTCCTTTTTCGTGTCAACGGAAACATCATATGTGCCAAGAAAATCCATCTTTTTAAGTTCCATTTTTCTAGCTGATTTTCTATGGATAACATCCGCTACCTTGTCTGTAGCAATTATATAATCTCCAACCGGCAATGGTGCACGCAAGACTTCCATATCGTGGCTTTTAAAATATCTATTCTTAAGGATATGTAAGCCCTCTTTCTGTCCTTTATCCTCAATTATTAACACGTATTCTCCTTTCTGGCGGTCACTCTTAGCAACCGCCAAAGGTATCTCATGGCTTTCAATTTAGTTT